ATGGCGCGACCGTCGCGGGTGACGACGATGGCGAGCCGGGCACTGCGCCGGCCCCGGGAGAGCGCGTCGACATGGATATCGTCCGCGACTGCGCCGCGCTCGACCATTCCGACACGGACAATGCCGAGCGGCTGCTCGCCCATTTCGGCGACGACCTTCTTGTCCTGGCGCAGTCCAAGGCGCGCGCGGCCGCCTTCGCCGTGTGGACCGGCACGCATTGGGACATCGAGCTCGGCGGGCCCAAGGCCATGGCCATTGCGCAGCAGATCGGCGGACGCATCGCGCTGGAGATCGAATACATCGACTTCACCGAAGCGGAGAAGCAACTCCTCGGCCGGGCACGAACGGCGCTTGAAAAGACGGAGGAGGAGCGCACGCCGGGCGAAAAGAAGCTGGCCAAAATGGCTGAGAGCGCCAAGGCGACGCTGGCGAAGCGCGTCGCACGGCGCATGACCCATGCCGTTTCCTCCAAGAACAAGGGCAGGCTCGAGGCGATGCTGGCCTGCGCCGCGCCGCATATTCAGCGCGGGCCGGACGAATTCAACGCGGATCCGCTGAAGGTGGCCGTCGCCGGGCATACGCTCGCGTTCCGCAAGATCAGGAAGCAGGTTCGCAATCCCGCCTTTGATGATCCCGATGACAGCCGGGAGGATATCCCGGAGATGATCACGGTCGACGATGCCGAGTTGAAGGTGTTTTCCGGGCACCGGCGGCAGGACATGGTCACGCAGGTGGTCCCGGTCTCCTACAGCCCCAAGGCAGCATGTCCGCGATGGAAGCGCTTTCTGGAGGACATGCTGCCGCTGGACGATGTCCGGCGCATGGTCCAGGTCGCCTCCGGGCTCGGCCTCATCGGCCTCACGGTGCAGCGGCTGTTCTTCCACTACGGTTTCGGTGCCAACGGCAAGTCGGTCTACATGGAGACGCTCTGCCGGCTGTTCGGCGATGTCGCGGTGACGCTGCCGTCGGAATCGTTCACGGGCGAGGGGAAAGGCGGCGGGGCCGCCAATCCGGACATGGCGCGCCTCTACGGCCGCCGGTTCTTGCGCGTGAAGGAGCTGCCGGAAGGCGAGCTTCTGCGCGAGAACCTGGTCAAGGACCTGACCGGCGGCGAGCACTTTACCGTGCGCGATCTGTTTCAGGGCTATTTCGACTTCAAGCCCATCTTCACCGGCCACATGTCCGGCAATGGCTATCCGCGCATCGACGGCGCCGACGAGGGTATCTGGCGCCGCATGGCCGTCGTGCATTGGCCGAAGACCATTGCGGAGGACAGGCGGCGAGAGTTCGAGGACGTGCTGGCGGATTTCGTGCCGGAATACTCCGGCATCCTCAACTGGTTGATCGAAGGCGTGATGATCTTCCTGCGCGAGGGACTGGTGATCCCTGAGCCGGTCAAGGCGAAAACGCAGGAATATCGAGACCTGATGGACCCGACCTCGTCGTTCTGCGCGCGTTGTGTCGTGGCGGAGCCCGGTGGGAAGCTGACGGCGAAGGAGTTCTATCAGGCCTATCTGGATTTCACGATCGATCAGGGCGGCAAGCCTGTCTCCCTGACCCGCTTCGGCCTCATCATGCAGAAGAAATACCGGCGCGAGGGCGGCCGGATGGTCCACTACCACGACGTCAAGCTGGTCGACCTGCCGCCACCCAAGCAGCCTGCCGGCGCAGGCGCTACCGATTTCGAGGGGCATCTGCGATGATTTCCCCGCACCCCTCCTTCTGGCTTGTCTCAAGTGCCGCAAAGTCTCGCATCGTTGATTTCGCTCACCTTTTCGCTGCGATAGTCGCGATAGTCAGCGATACTTGGCGATACTCTGAAAACGGCGAAAAGCATAATAAAAACAAAGCATTGCGATAGTTTGCGATAGTTTCGGACGGGTATAGCGCCAAGAGGGGGTGTGGGGGGATTGATGTCTTTTGGCTTAGCGTGACCAAAAACTATCGCAACTGTCGCCAAGCCAACCGATCCAATTGAAATCATTCAATAAAATTCACCGATAGACTATCGCTAAACTCTCGCTGAACTATCGCAAACTATCGCAAGGATTGAAGATGAAGACAGTGACCATTGATGAATTGTTGTCTTGGGCTTTCGTCCATGAATTGCCGAAAGGCGGCGGCGTAGACGGTTTGGACAACATGAATTCCGCCTGGCGGAGGCTGGAGGCCTCGTCATGGGGTAAAATCCTGAATTTTGCGGAATTGGGCGCCATGATCGACGCGGGGCGAAGCGATGGCGCGAATTACTTCATCGAGCAGGGCGAACCGCACGAGGACGCGGTCGAGGTCGGGCGGGCAGTGGCTGCGCTCGGCTGTTGCGACGTTCATGTGCCGGAAGGATGGAACTGCCTCACCGATTGGGCCGATACCGCCGGACTGGCCGACCGGGCCGTGCTCGACGTCGCCGCCAGATACAGGGCGCGGACGGCGGCGCGGCGGGCGCAGGGCATCGTGTCGCTTGTCATCGGTACGGCGATCCTCGCGCGTGAGCCCGGCTTCGTCGCGGAACAGCCGAAGGTGCGCATGGTGGAGCGCGACGGCAAGCCGGCCTGGTTCGCCATGCGCGCGATCAGGCTTCCCGACGAAACTTTCCACAGCATGGAGGTCGATGGCCGCGACCCTCGCTCGCGCAAGCCGTTCCGGGATGCCTACCGGAAGTATGAGTTTTCCGACAATCGAGCGCCGACATCATGGGGCGGCTGGACTATCAGATATGGATCGCGGCCTTGCGGCGCCTTGAGGCCGTCCTGATTGACCAGCTATCGGGTCACCGCCTCGTCCATTCTGACCGATCGATGACGCCGTGGCTGGAGCGGGACATGCCGGGGGTCCGTATCGTGGAGCGCGTGTCGCCGGACCTGCAAAAAAATCGCCCAACGATCTGTTGACCTGCGCCGCAAACTTGACATACACCTAGCCACGGTAAATCAGACGACGCACCCGCCCGGGCAGCCGCGGCGGGTTTTGCATTTCCGGGCCGGGCATTTCAGTGCTTTTCCCGTGAAACACGTCTGTTTCACGCTTCAACGGGATCGAGACGTGGCGACGTTGACGATGCGCTGGTCGGATATTTCCGGCATCCGGCGGATGGACAATGCTCTCGGCCGTTTGGAAGGTCCCCAGCGTCACAATGTGATGCGCCGCGCGGTCAATCACACCGGCGACAAGGCGCGGACCGTTGTGACGCGCACGCTCGCCAAGCAGACTGGCCTGCCGTACCGGGTCATTCGCCGCGCCATCAAGGTGCGGCGTGCGTTCGGCGCGACTGGCCGTGGTTCGCTCGACTATGTCATGTCGAGCGTCGGCGGCGACGTTTCGCTGAAATACTTTCGGGCGCGGGAGACGCGCTTGGGCGTCACAGCCTATCCGTTCGGGAAGCGCCGGACATTTGTCGGCAGCTTCATCAAGGCAGGTCGCTTTCCCAATCGCGTGCGGGCGAAAGGGTTGGGCGGGCACGTCTACGATCCCGACCGCTCGGTGAAGGGTTGGGGGCGACCGGTGGCCATGCGGGACTCTGGCGTCATCATCCCGCGCGAGATGACCAACGGCGAGACGCTCGAAGCGTTCACCACGCTGGTCAATCGCGAACTGCCGCGGCGCGTCCTGCACGAGATCACCTTCATGCTCCCCGGCATCTTCGATTGACGGGGCAGGGCGGCAGTGTGGCGGATGCGCAACACTTTAGGGACCGTACTCCTCTCCGCGCGCCCACGGGCAGAGATGCGCCCGAAAACTCGGCAGTCGCACAGGCCGAAAAGTTGGGTTGTCAGGGTTGTCAGGGCTGAATTCCGGGGTTGTCAGCGACCCGCGTGAGCAGAAGCGGGCGTGATGGCCGACGAAACCATGATCATGGCGACGCCGGCCGAGGTCGCGGCGCGTGACGGGGTCACCAAGCAGGCGGTCACCAAGATGGTGCGCCAACTGGTCGACGGCCACGCGCTGCCGGTCGAGCGCGACGGGCGGCAACGCGTCATCAAGTTCTCGCTCGCGCACTATGATCATCTGCGCAGCCAGTTCGACAGTTCCGCGAAGGTCGCGGCTGCCAGGACTGTCGATGCACCGTCCGCACCGGCGATGCCTGGGCCGGCAAGTTCGTCGAGAGATGAGGCTTTGCGTCAGGAGGCCTGGCTCAAGGTCTCTCGTGAGAAAATCCGGCGCCAGGAAGAGAACGGCCAGTTGGTTCGAGCCGATCTCCTGGCGCAAGCCCTCACGACGGTCGGTCTGGAGATCAAGGCGATCGTCCAGAGGCTGCAGAACCGGGCCGACGATATGGCGCTCGCCGTTTCACGCGAGGGAGCCCACGGGCTACGCGTCATGCTGCGGCAGGTCTCATTCGATCTGAACCAGCAGATCGCAGACAAACTTGCGGGGATCGCCGAGATGGCACCCGCATCGGACGATGCGCTCGACGACGGCGACGAGTTGTGACCGTGCATTTTCTGCCGCCGCATGCAGGAGCGCTTCGGCTTGCCGCCACCGCACTTGCGGACGCCATCCGGCCAAAGCCGCCGACGCCTTTTCGGGGGTGGCTGCCTGCAAACATCGAGCTGGTCGATGGACCGCGTAAGGGAGAGATGTGGGCGATCGAGGATGCGCCTTACCTCGGTGAGATCGCCGACTGTCTGAGCCAGGAGCACCCTTGCAACCTGGTGACGGTCAGGAAATCGCAACAGACCGGCGTGTCCGTGCTGGCATTGTCGTGGATGCTCTACATCGCCGAGATCGCGCCGGACAACGCGATCTATGCGCTGCCGTCGATCGACTTCCTTCAGGATATGAATTCCCTGAAGTTTCAACCGCTGATCGATGCCTGGCAGCGTCGCAGCGGCAAGATGATCATCATGCCGGCGGTGGCGCGTTCCGGTGCGGGATCGACGACATACGAGAAGAAGTTCGCAGGCGGCTCGGTGTCGTTGGCCAACGCGAACGTCGCCACCGACTTGTCGGGCAAGACCACGAAGTTCGGGGTCAAGGACGAGGTCTCCAAGTGGCAGACCCACGTCAACGGCGATGATCCCGAGACGTTGTTCTTCGGCCGGTTCACCGCCTTCAGGCGGACGAAGAGCTACAAGATCTTCGAACTGTCGACGCCAGAGATCGACACCGGCGACGAGCTCGGAGATGCGCCGGGGCATTGCCGGATCGATCGATCCTTCCGTCGATCGGATCAGAGATTCTGGAACATCGCGTGTGCGGAATGTGGGGGGCAGTTCAAGCAGGTCTACGAGGGTTTCCACCTCGACCGCGACCACCCGCATCGAAGCTTCTACGGTTGTCCCCATTGCGGCCATGTCATCACCGAACCGGAGCGGGTGGTGGCGGTGAGGCAGGGGCGGTACGTAGCGACTGCGCATGGGCCCGACCGGCACCCGGGCTTCCACGTCGATGCGTTCGATTCTCTGATGATGAGCTTCGAGGCGATTGCCGAAGACGTGCTGTCGCACTCGAAAGCGGGCGGCCTTGGCGACAAAGGCATCTACAACCTGGTCCTCGGCTTGCCGGCCAAGGAAAAGGGGAATGCGCCGGATCATGAGCGCCTCATGGAGCGGCGCGAGGACTATCCAGAGGGCGTCATTCCGCCAGAAGGCTTGATCGTCGTCGCAGGCGCAGACGTGCAGCACAACGGCATCTGGGCCGAAGCGGTCGCATTCAGCGAGGACCGGCAGAGCTGGGACATCAAGGCAGAATTCCTTGACGGACCTACCGACAACATCGCCGTCGGCGCATGGCCTAAGCTCGAGACGTTCTACCGGACACCGCTGGTCGATGCCTTCGGCAACCAGCGGCGCATCGAAGCTATAGCCGTCGACGGCGGCGATGGCGGCCGTATGAACCAGGTGCTCGAATGGTGTCGGCGGCAGCCGGATGCCCGCGCCATCAAGGGTGTCGCAGGGCGGGGTGTACCGGCGATCAGCGCGCCGTCGAAGAAATCCGTAACGAAGCGGGGCAAGCGCAAGCGATTTGGCAGCGCGATGCTGTGGCCTGTCGGCACATGGACGCTGAAAAGCGAGTTCTACGCTAATCTGCACAAGCCTGGCCTAGCGGCGGGAGAACCGGCGGATCCTCCGGGGTATTGCCACTTTGGCCAGTTTCTGGGGAAGGAGTTCTTCCTTCAGATCACGGCCGAAAGTTTCGTGACCGAACTGGTAAAAGGCAAGCTCCACGAAGAGTGGCGGCGCCTTCGCCCTGACAATCACCTGCTGGATTGCAGAATCTACGCCATGGCCATGGCGGAACTGCTCGGCCTTACCCGGATGTCGAAGGATGATTGGGCGAGACTGCGGTCCGCCATAGCGCCTTCATCCGTGCCTGACCTCTTCACGCCTTTGCCGGTGCGCATAGCCGCGGCTCCGGCAACGCCAGATGCAGATTCGGCGGAAACGCAGCAGGCTTCAGCGCCTGAAAAGGAGAACCGATGGAAGCGCCGGCGTTGAAGCCTCGGGTCCGGGTGAAGGCCGGTCGTGCTTCCGCCGCAGGTGCGCCTGAAAAAAGGGCAGGCTTTCTTCGCGACAGCCGCTCATCCGTCATCAACATGCGGCCGGCTGCACTGCGCGAAAGCCGCGATGAAATCAGAGCGGTGTGGCGCCGCTCTGCCGGCCTGGCGCTCGATCTGATCCAGAACTCCGGGCGACTGCGTGGCGCGGCCGACCAGGTGATTGCCGATACCGTCGGCGTCGAGCTGGTGCTCAATCCGCAGCCAGACCTCTCTCGGCTCGGCTACGATGCAGTAGAGACGGCGGATTTTGTCCGGCAGGTGAAGTCGTGGTGGAAGCGGTGGGCCTGGTCTCCGCGCGAGTGCGACCTGCGCGGCAAGTTCACGGTGCCCCAGCTTGTGGATGTTTCTCTGCGCTGGGACATGGCTTTCGGCGAGGCTACCGGCGTCATCGAGTATATGAGCCGATCGCGCCGACGCCAGCGCGGCTGTATCAGCGGCACCAAGGTCTGCATGATCCCGCCATCGCGGCTCGTCCAAGACAGCAATCCCGCTGAAGGAATGTATCAAGGCGTCATTCACGACGCGGATGGATGCCCGGTTGCCTATCGGTTCCGGGAAAATATGGACGGTGTCTTCGGTACCAAAGATTATTCCGCGTTCGATGCAAGTGGCAGGTTGCTCACGATGCATGTGTTCGATCCGGTTGATGCGACCGATGTGCGTGGCATCAGCAGAATTGCTCCGGCATTCCGCCAACATATCCAGCATGAGGTGTTGGTGGATGCCACCGTCCAGACTGCGATCCTTCAGACGGTGTTTGCCGCCACGCTGATATCGGACAGGCCTTCAGCCGAAGCATTCGAGGCGATCGAGGCGCTTGCCGAGAAAGGCGACGACGTTCAGAAAGATTTTCTCGACTATTTCCGCGCCACGCTCGACCGAGCCGCGGAAGGGAAGATCTCCATCGGCGGGGATCCTCAGGTTTCGCATCTCGCTCCGGGCGAGAAGCTCGAGATCGTGTCAACGAAAACGCCGGGTCCGCATTTCCTGCCCCTTTGGCAGGCACTTTCTCGCGACATGGCCAGAGCGATGGGCACGACGTATGGCGCGCTGACCATGGACCACAGCGACGCGACGTATTCGTCCGTTCGAATGGAAAACTCCTCGATCTGGCCGGTTGTCGTCCGCCGGCGCGAGAGGATCGCGGCTCCAATCTATCAGGCGATCTACGAGAGCGCACTCGATGAGGCCGTCGGGGAAGGTCGGATACCGTTCAAAGGCGGGTACGAGGCCTTTCGCGCCAATCGTGACCGCGTGTTGTGGGCGCTCTGGCAGGGGCCCGCAAAGCCATCTGCGGACGACGGGAAGAGTGCGAAAGCGTCAACGGAGCGTCTCCAAAACGGCACGTCGACGCTCGCGGTCGAGTGCGCCGAGCTGGGCCTCGATCCGGACGAAGTGTTCGAGCAGCGGCAGCGCGAGCATGATCGCTACGTGAAAGCTGGGTTGCCGTCGCCGTTCCTTCGCAAGGAGGCGACTGCCGGCCGAGACGAAGAGCCGGAGCCAGGGGAGACGCAGCGTCGATGACGCCGATCAAGATCAACGGCGCGATCGTCGACCAGGATGATCCCTGCGCCATGCAGAGGGCGCTTGAGGCGGTGCGCCTGCGTTTGCTTGCCGGCGAGGCCGTCGAGGAATTGTCGATCCAATCGCCGGTGACGCGTGAGACCGTCAGGTTCTCCGCTGGAAACCTGGCAGGCCTCGATGCCGAGATAAAGAGGTTCGGGACTGCCTGCGAGTTGCTCAATGGCGTGCGTGTTCGTCGACGCTTCGCCAAGACCATACGGTTTTGCTGACATGTCCATCGCACTTCATCGCCTCGCCGAAGAGGTTTTTGACCAGCCGCTTCTTTATCATGCCGGGAAGGCCGCAACGTTCGTGCGGACGTTCGGCCCGCGTCTCACCGGCCAGCAGATCAGCATTGTGAGGGATGTCGAGGAGGTCGATCACACGGCTTTCGCCAATCGGCCGCTCGCCGGTATCCTGGGGGACAGGCTTGGCCGGGCATTCGATCAACGAGGCATCGTACCCTTCGATGTCATCGACGGTGTCGCCATGATCCCGATCGAAGGTACACTGGTTCGCAAGGGTAGTTTCGTCGGATCGTCTTCGGGCGAAACGTCGTATCAGGGTCTTCAGGTCCAGATCGAGCGCGCCAAGGCGAGGTCGGACGTCAAGGGTGTCGTCTTCGAAGTCGACAGCTTTGGCGGCCATGCCAACGGCGCTTTCGAGGCGGCCGATGCCATTTATCAGCTCTCGCGCGCCAAGCCTACCATCGCGATCCTGACGGACTTCGCCTATTCGGCCGGTTATCTCCTCGCCAGTCAGGCTCGGACGCTCGTTCTGCCCGAATTTGGCGGAGCCGGTTCAATAGGCGTCGTCATGCTGCACGCGGACTACTCTGCCAACTTTGAGCAGGAGGGGATCAGAGTCACGCTGATCCATGCGGGGTCGCATAAAGTCGATGGCAATCCCTACCAGCCCTTGCCGCGCTCGATCGAGGAGCGCTGGCAGGGCGAATGCGAGGCGATGCGCCAGCGCTTTGCGGAAGTCGTTGCTCGCGGCAGACGCGGCAAGATGACAAAGGCTTCGGCCCTCAAGACCGAGGCCGACAGCTACACTGCCGCCGCGGCAGTCGACCTGGGCCTTGCGGATGCCGTGGCCGACCCGCGGGAAGCCTTCACCGCATTCATGGCGGAAGTCAAAGGATCCTAATTCATGGCTGCCTCTCGATTGATCGACGTGATCCGCAACGCGGTTCGCGCGGACCAGATCGTCTCGGATGACGAGGCGGAAACCGGCGCATCGGCGCCTTCAAACCAGGAGAAAACGGACATGTCCGTAGAGCAGAAGCCCGCTCCTGCGGGCATTTCCCAAGCAGATCACGAAGCGGCGGTGACCGCAGCGGAAGGCCGCGGCCGCGAACAGGGCGCGGCACAGGCGAATGCCCGTCTTAGCGCCGCGCTCGGCGCCGAAGGCGTGAGGAGTGACGCCGGCCGCATGTCGGCGGCCCTTGACCTGGCCCTGAAAGCGCCTGCCATGTCCGGTGAAGATGTAGCCGGTTTTGTGATCTCCAGCGTTCCGGCAGCCGCCAAGTCCGAGCCGGCGCCCGAAGCCTATGAGCAGGAGCGCCTGCGTGCTGCCGGCCAAGCCAAGCCCGCGCAAAAGACCGCGACGCAGGGCGGCGAAGATGTCGCCGGGCGCGCTCTGGCCAACTACTGCGGCGTGACCGGCACCGCCAAGCACAACTGAGCCGACGCCGCCAAGGCCCTCCCGATCAACCTCTGACCGAAAAGGTCCAAGTCGATGACCAGAATTCCATTTCCGCAGCCCGGAATGGCTGCCTTTCAGGCCGGTGACAACTTCACCTCGGCCGAGATTTTCAACTCGGCAATCCCGCAACCGGTTACCGAAGACTTCCCCGTAGCGGCGCATTTTGCCTTCCAGGCATTTTCCGTGGTCGGCACGAAAGCCGATGGAACCCTCGGTATGGCGACACTGGCCTTTTCGGCTGCCATTGCCGCGTTGGGCGAGTTAGTCTTCTCCGGCGTCGGCACGGCCGACGAAACGATCACGATCGGCGCCGTGACCTACACGCTCAAGGCGAACGTCTCCACGACGGCAAACCAGGTGAAGATCGGCGCGAGTGCCGCTGAGACGGCGGCCAACCTGATTGCAGCCGTCAACGGCGCCGCAGGCAGCGGCACCGTTTACGGGTCCGCCACATCGGTGCACCCCACGGTATCAGCCCTCTCCCGAGCGGATGGTGTCGTGGGTCTCAAGGCCCGGACGGCAGGCAACGCCGGAAATTCGATCGCTACCACGGAAACCGGCGCGGCCACGGCGTTCAGCACCGCCACTTTGCGTGGGGGCGCGGATCAGTTCGGTGTTCAGGCGATCGGCATCACGACCGCGCCGGTGCTTGATACCGACGTCGTGCAGAGCGTCGCCATCTACAGGGCCGGCAACTTCAATCCGGCGGCACTAAACTGGGATACTTCGTTCGACACGGCGGCGAAGAAGGCGGCCGCGTTCAGAGACGCGCCGACTCCTACCAACATCCTGATCCGCGAACGGCTGTAACCGCGCACATCCTTCAACACGCGCGGCGCGCTCGCCGCCTGTAGAGCATCTGGAGAGGCTAAAATGCCTGACTTTGAGAACTATGAGCTGTGGGACACCCACACGCTGCTCGGTGTGTACAGGGAACTCGATCCCGTCCCGAGCTATTGGCTCGACCTGCTTTTCCCCAACGAGATGTCCTCGACGGACGAGTACATCGACTTGGAAAAAATCCCCCGCGCAGGTCGGAAGCTTGCCCCATTCGTTGCTCCCATGGCGCAAGGGCGGGCGATCTATGAGGAGGGCAGCAGGGTCGCGCGCTTCAAGCCGAGCTATGTGAAGCCTAGCGATCCCGTGTCGCCGCTTCGCGCCTTGACCCGCCGACCCGGCACGCTGCTGAGCCCGTCGTCGCAAAGCCCGGGTCAACGGTACGATGCCGTCAAGGTAGACATTCTCGCCTACCATCGCCGCGCCGTCGAGCGTACCTGGGAGTGGCTTGCCGCCAAAGCCATCATTGATGGAAAGGTCATCATCAAAGGCAAAGATATGCCTGACCGCCTGGTCGACTTTGGCCGCGATCTTGGCCACACAATCGTTCTGGACCCTGGTTCGCGCTGGGGTGAAGTCGGCATTTCCATCCTCGACGATATCCAGGAATGGTCCGACATGATGCATGGCGCGTCCTTCGGCGGGGCACCGACGCGTCTGACCATTGGTACGGATGTCTGGGCAAAAATGCGCAAGGATCCGGAGATCCTGGCGGAGATGGACATCACGAGGCGAGGCAACACCGAACTGACCATTCAGACCGGACTGTTGAAGTCGGGCGAGGTGCGCTATGCTGGTTCGCTCGGTGCAGGCATCGAGGTCTATGTCTACAACGATTACTACACGGAAGGCTCCACGACGGTTCCGTTCATGTCGCCGAAGGACATCGTTCTGACAGGCCCGAACGTCCAAGGTTATCGCTGTTTCGGCGCGATCGTCGATCTGCACGCGCAGTTCGAAGCCCTTCCGATTTTTCCCCGCAACTACATCGTGGAAGGCGACGTCGCCCTGGAGCAAATCCTGACGCAGTCGGCGCCTCTGATGGTTCCGGTCAACCCCAATGCAACATTGAAGGCCAGGGTCGTCGGCTGACCTCGGCGGCCGGTGGCTGTCCACCGGCCGCTATTGGTGCGGCAACTGACCGCGAGGCCACTATGCAACTTGAAAGGATAAGGTGTTGAAAGCTTTTGCTAACGCAAGGGTCCACGTATGCCGGCAGCCTGGCGCTGTGGACGACAGAGGTCGCATCACGAAGCAGGCTGTCGTCGAAAAGATTGCGCCGGGAACGATATTCGACATCGACAAGAAAAAGTTCGAGGAACTGTCGGAGTTTGGAGCCGTTCGCGCCGCGACCAAGGCTGAAATTGCGGCTTTGGCAGCCGAACAGGAAACCGAGCCGACGCAGCAGGCCTGATTGTGGACATATCCACGGCGCGCTCCCGTCTCGTTCATGAGACGCGGGCGCGGCTCGGCGAGACGGCGACGATCCGGGCTCGGGTCGTTGGCGACATGTCGGCCTTGCCGGATGTCGATCGCGCGACCATGAAGGACCTTGCCGTTCGCTTCGATGTCGATCCGAGCCTCCAGGTCCTCGGCGATCGTGATGTGGGCGGCGCGAAGCGTCACTTCGCCGGCAGGGCGGTCACGGCGTCGGTTCCGCGCGATGCCTTGCAGTGGTTGCCGCGTCAGGGAGACCAGGTCGAGGTCACCAGCCTTGCCCACGAGCCGATCTTTACCGTGGTGCGGGTCGCAGATGATCTGCCACAGGTCGTGCTTCTCTATCTTTCCGCCGATGGTCTACGATCATGAGCCTCGTCAAGGCGATGATGCGTATGACTGCGGTCCATGCGTTGCGTGGCCGCACGATCGCCGGTCCGTTTGTGACGGCCTCGACCATCGAAGCGCTGGCATCCGTGATGGAGACCGCGAAACACCCTGCCATTCTGCTGCGAATCGACGAAAGCAGCGAGAGTGGTGAGAACGAGGGCTTCTTCGCAACGTCGTCACGCATCACCTTCGGCGCCGACCTGGTCGTCGCGAGCCGCCTCGTCTACGAGGTCGAGCAGGCGGTCGCCGCCTCGTCGAGCTGCGCCTGTGTGGCGATGCCGCGGCGGAACAGGTCGCGCGTGCGGTCCAGCACGCGCTGCGCCTCCTGCGACTGCGCCTTGGCGGAGCGGACGGCGGCCTCCAGAACGGCGATCTCCTCCGGCCGTTTTCCCACCTTCAGGTCCGCGAGTTCAGCCTCGGCCTGCGCCAGAACGGCCTGGGCCTGCGACACGGCCAGCGCCGCGTCGGTGCTCTCCAGCGTGACGATCTGACGGCCCGGCTCGACCCGGTCGCCGCGCCGCACCGAAACCGTCTCGACCTGCGCCGGCTCGAGCGGCGCCAGGAGCACGTAGTCGCCCTCGACATAGCCCACCGCCAGCGGCGCGGGCGCGGCGCAGAACAGCGAGGACAGAAGCGGAACCGCGCACAGCATGCTCATTCATCCCCTCCTGTCTCGTCTTCGCGCCCTTCGCCCCGGCACGCCGCCAGCATGGCGTCGACGTTCCGGTTGACGACGGCGGTTATGGCGGCGGCCTCCTGCGGGCCGATCGCGCGCCAGCCCATGCGCCGCAGCACGGCCTCGCGGGCGATGCGGAAATAGACGACCTGGCCGATCAGGGTGAACACGGCCAGCCGCGTCGCCTCGTCCTCGGCGGGCGCGCCCGTCGCTTCTTCCCACAGGCCGCAAAGGCGGCGGTGGATCGGCTCGAACACGCCGGAATAGACGCGATCCAGGGCCGGGCCGGGCATGGCGAGCTGGCGCATGACGAATTGCGCGATGTCACCGGCTTCGGGGCTGGCCACGAAGAAGCCGATCATGCGCTCCGCCATGCGGTGCAAGCGCCGGCGCAGCGCGTCCACGCCCTGCCCCGCGACGGCTTCCTCGGCCAGCGCGTCGGCCGCCACCCGCCGCATGGACTCCACGATGAAGTCGGCGCAGGCCAGATGCAGCCCCTCCTTGCCGCCGAAATGGTAGGCTATGGAGCCGATATTGGCCTTCGCCGCCGCCCCGATCTCGCGCGTCGACGTTCCGTCGAAGCCCTGGCGCCCGAACAGTTTCAGGCCCGCATGGAGCAGCGCCATGCGCGTCTGCTCGGCGTTGGAGGGCGGTCCGCCCGGCTTTTCGGAGGTCTTCATGATTATGGTTTAATCAATCGTATGATTAAAGTCAAGGCCGATGACCGGCCGCGTGTTGCGGGGCCGGCGGCCGGCGGCCGGCGATGGCGCGTGACATGGTGCGCGCTTTGCAGTATCCGGGAAGCAGGATGACCGCCGCCGCCGACCCGCTTGAAAACCTAAAGATTCTGGTGCGTTGCCCGTCCGTGACGCCGGCCGAGGGCGGCGCGCTCGGCGCGCTGTCGGCGATGCTGGAGCCGCTCGGCTTCGCCGTCGAGCGCATGACCTTCTCCGAGCCCGGGACGCCGGACGTGGAGAACCTCTACGCGCGTCTGTCCGGCAACGGGCCGCATCTGATGTTCGCCGGCCATACCGACGTGGTGCCTGTGGGCGACGCCGCAGCCTGGACGCACCCGCCCTTCGCGGCCGAGGTGGCGGGCGGCATGCTCTACGGGCGAGGCGCCGTCGACATGAAGGGCGGCAT